CCCGTTCACTGTCCTGTACACCGCCCTGCCCACTGTCTTGTCCACTGCCCTGTTCACTGCCTCTTTAACGTTCATCTGCTACCTCCTCATCTAGCGCATCATGCACTGCCATCTCTACTGTCCAGTACACTGCACCGTGCGTTGGCTTTCTCACTGCCCTGTACACTGCCCTGCCCACTACATCACCCACTGTCCACAGCACTGCCACATTCGCTGCCCAGTCTCGTGCCTTGTCCACTGCGTCCCACACTGAGTGCTCCGCTGAGTGCTCCACTGCCTCTTTAACGTTCATCTGCCACCTCCTCATCTAGTGCGGCATCTACTGCCATCTCTACTGTCCAGTACACTGCATCGTGCGTTGGCTTTCTCACTGCCCTGTTCACTATCTTCTCTACTGCCTCGTTCACTGCTCCGCTCACTGAGTGCTCCACTGCCCAGTCCCCTGCCTTGTTAATCACCTGCCTAACGTTCATCTGCTACCTCCTGATTCAGGGCGACATCCACTGCCCTCTCTACTGCCCTCTCTACTGTCTTGTCCACTGCCCTCCAAACTGACATCTCCACTGCCTTGTCCACTGCTCGGTACACTGTCCCATATACTGCCACTTTAATTACTTCTTTAACGTTCATCTGCTACCTCCTCATCAAGTGCGGCATCTACTGCCATCTCTACTGTCCAGTACACTGCATCGTCTACTGCTCGGTACACTGCCCCGTACACTGCCCTCCACACTGACATCTCCACTGCCTCGTCTACTGCTCGGTACACTGCCTTACCCATTGCATCGTTCACTGTTTCTCTAACGTTCATCTGCCACCTCCTTATGCCTCGCCTATAGTTCACAAAAGGGCACGATGCCCCATATGTGAACCACTCGATAATCTGCACTAGCTACCTCTATCATGTCCACGAAGTCCATCTAGTTTTATGCGCCTCGCTCAATATACTTTGTATACGTTGTATTACATATATTACTTTTTTCACTTTTATTACTCATTTATAGAGTCCACTTTATCTACCTTTATCGTTCATTCAACTTCGTGAACTTCGTTTACCCTATCCACTTTTATCGCTCATTCCATCCTCATTTATAGAGTCCACTTTATCTACCTTTTATCGCTCATTCAACTCGTTTGCTATCTTAACATCGTGAACTTCGTGAGTCAAGCTAAGTATGCCATTGGTATAGGCCTTTGGCATACTTGGGGCGATTAGCCTGTGGATAACTTTTGGTTTTTAGTGCGCTTTTTATTACGCGTTTTCTACCAAACACGTGAGGTTCATTCTCCACGTGATTTTTAGCCCCAAAACGGGTTTTTAGGTATGCCATTGGCATATGCCATTGGTATAATTAGTATGCCAATGACCTAGGCCTTTGGTATAGTTAGTATGCCAATGACCTAGGCCTTTGGTATATGCCATTGGTATAAAAACACGTGTAGAATGAACCTCACGTGTTCGTAATAATTCAGTTACAATTGTCAACCTCTCTCGATTTTCGTAAGTCATTGATTTTAAAGTATTACGTAAAACATTACGCAGGGCATATTACGCAGAAGTCATTGATTATAAAGGAATATTACGCAGAATTTTGGAGAAAAAACCGACGTTTTGACGTAAGTCCTTGATTTGTAAGTAATATTACGTATTACGTGGATTTTTGAAAAAGGTGCATTTGGAGGGGTCGTTTAAACGAAGTGAAATCCAGTTCACGAATTTTTTCCACACCCGCTCTCTCTTTCTTTTTCTTACGTAATACGTAATATTTATATATATATATATAGTAATAATAGAGAATAGATATGCAAATCAAGCACTTAACTCACTTGACATTGTATATTATATTATTACGTATAATATTACGTGACTTTGTCAAGTTGGAATTACCCAGAAGAATCAATGACTTACAATATTACGTGCGTAATATGCCTGTATAAAAAATAGGCAACTTTTTTATGCTTAAAAAATAGGCAACTTTACGAAGTTCACGACGTGCAGAATGTGCATTTTTTAGACATTGCTCACGGTCATTATGACTAAATAAAAACCCTGCAAACTTTGCACGATTATTTAAAACCCTGCAAAGTTTGCGCGATATTTCAGGCGTAGGTTTTAGGTATCTGCTCGCAAAACCCTAATGTGTAGGTTTTAGGTATCTGCTCGCAAAACCCTATTGTGTAGGTTTTAGGTATCTGCTCGCAAAACCCTATTGTGTAGGTTTTAGGTATCTGCTCGCAAAACCCTATTGTATATCCATGTGCATTTTTTAGACATTGCTCACGGTCATCAATGAGCAGTTTTTAGACAGTAACACGGTCATAACGAAGTTCACAAAACGGCAGTTATGCCCAAATGTGAACCACAAAATCAGGACGAAAAAAAACCCACAATTAAGTGGGCTTCGTTCTACTTTGTTAACTAGCTTGTTTATATAACTTTTCAATAACTTGTAGATTATTAATTGCCCATGCCATACAGGCGACTTGAGTTTCCGTAACAATTAACTTTGTAATACTATCCTTTAAATCTTTAAGATTTTGCTTTAATTCATCTGAATGATTTTTAGCGATGGCTTTGTTACGTTTAGCTAATTCTTGCCTAATAGGCGCTTGCACCTTTTCGGGCATATCAACCAAGGCTACTAATTGACTTGCTAACTTTTCAGTAGATAACTTGGACATAGCCACGTCATTTTCCGCCCGCGCTTTAGTCATGCTTACCGCGCTAGGTTTAGCGCTTTCCATCCACCCCAAGTGCTTATAACCACCAAGCGCGACTTGGGCTTTGACTTGCTCTTTAATAGCTAGGTTTAATGGCCTAGTAACAGAAGATATCTCAACGCCTCGCGCGTTGCTTACCGTCTCGTATATATGCTTCTTATAAGCTAACGCCTTCTGACTTGTCGCCTCGGTGTCACTCATGAGGCCACAAAACATTTTAGCAAACTTGGTTAGTGTATCTTGTAATTTAATACCTTGGCCAACGTAATCGCTGGCCAATTCTAACGATGGCGCAATGGTTATCTTGTCGCTATCTAATAATACAACCTCGGCGTTGCTTGGGTTCGTTGTTGCTGTCTTAACTGCTTTTAATGATGTCATGATGTACTCTCTCTCTTATATATACAGTTAAACGGAATGCCTAACTGATGAAACCATTATACGCGCAATGCCTTACAAAGTCAACCTAAACACTATTCACATATGGGGAATAACGCCCAAATGTGAAATATATGACATCGTGGACATCGTGACCATACACCACCCCCACCCACCATTTTTTATTTAAGCTACAATCAAATTTCCTATACACTAAGATATGCACAAATGATCTGGCTAAATATTGAAATCGCCCACAGCAGACCCCCCCGTCAACAATATATTCGCCTATAGTAAAAAATTTATATAAAAAAATAATTGAAACCAGTACACGAAGTACACGAAGTACACGAAGTTTACCTTAAACACTTGATTAACATCGTGAACTTCGTTATAGTACGTAAATCGCAATAAAACTGCGCAAAAAGGCGTTAACAATGTCACTTAAAGTAATACCAGAGAGCACAAAACCCTTACCAGACAACTTTACTCCACAAGATACGGCTTCGTATCAAGATAAAGTACGGATAGCGACGGCCACGGCGAAGAAGCTGCTAGACAGTGGTGCCTACATACCAGTCTCGACCCAAGAGAAGGTTGAAGCCGAAGAAATATTCAAGTCCTTCACGGACCCCAACCAAGAAAAACCAGATCAAGCGACTACTCGGAAGTATCTGAACACCCCAGCCACCGTTCAACACCTATATATGATGCTGTCAGAGTATGATCACAAGGTTGTGGACGAAGCGGTACAGTTAAGACGCTACATAACCAACAAACTCCTTGAGGATACGAACCTGCCAGATCCACGGCATAGACTTCGTGCCCTAGAACTGCTTGGCAAAGTGTCGGATGTGGGGTTGTTCGCGGATAAAACAGAGATTACAGTTAAAAATGTGACTGCCGACAAGCTAGAAGAGCAGATTAGAAGTAAACTGCACAAACTATTGGCGGCTAGTGGGTTGGAAAAGGACGAGAAAGACATTATAGACGCTGAGATCGTGTTGAACGACGACGATGAGGACGACGAGTGATCGACATCAAGGGCATGCGCCCTGAACAGATTAAAGATGCGATGACTCATATAGCGACACTGCCCATACATGAGCAGGAGGAGCTGCTAGCGATGCTCGAGACTCTGGACGAGATGAACCAGATGCAGGGCCGCAAAGATCACTTTTTAGACTTTATAAAACACGTGTACCCGGGCTATAAAGTTGGTGAACACCACAAGAAGCTCGCTCAGATATTTGAGGACATTGCCAATGGGAAGAAAAAGCGAGTCATCGTGAACATTGCACCGCGGCATGGGAAGAGTGAGTTGATCTCATACCTAGCGCCAGCGTGGTTCCTAGGGAAATATCCACACAAAAAGATTATTATGGCGTCCCACACGGCTGACCTAGCGGTTAACTTTGGGCGACGCGTGCGGAACTTGGTGAGTTCGACAGCATACAAAGAAGTGTTCACTGATGTGCAACTACAAGCAGATAGTAAGTCAGCGTCTAGGTGGGGTACTAACCACCAAGGGGAGTACTTCGCAATTGGTGTTGGTGGTGCGCTAGCCGGTCGTGGTGCAGACTTGTTCATCATTGATGACCCACACTCTGAGCAGGATGCGAAACTCGGTAGATCAGATGTGTTCAAGCCCGCATGGGAGTGGTTCCAGTCTGGGCCTATTCAGCGGCTTATGCCCGGTGGAGCTATTATTGTCGTCATGTGTATGACCGGGGATACTCCGGTACTGATGGCTAATGGAACAGAAAAACGTCTGGACTCTTTAAATATTGGGGATAGCGTTGCTACCTATGAAGACGGGAAATTAGCCCTTTCCTCTGTGCTAAACCATAGGTCAAATGGTGTTGACACGGTATATACGGTGAAAACACAATCTGGTATAAGGGTCCGTGCAAACGAGAGACATCCGCTTCTTGTTGATGTAGATGGAGAACATAAATGGATAAGACTAAAGAATCTAAAAGTGGGTATGCCCCTTGTAGTAGCGAAGGATGTAGTAGACCAGCAAGGTCACAATATAAACCAGACCTGTGCGGAGCCTGCCAATCAAAAAGAAGCTACCACAAAAAACACCCCGACACCCCATATCACCCACAAGGGCACCATGGAAAGTGGAAAAACAAAACTTGCACTCACCCCGAATGTAAGCAGTCAGCCGATATTAAAGGACTGTGCAAGAACCACTATAACAAAAATAGGTGGGCGACTGGGCACAGAACAGCATCCTATGATGCTGCGGCAAGGAGGTCAATCAGACTTAAAAGTAAATATGGCATTGACCAAGACGGCTATAATAAAATACTTCAAACACAAAACGGGGTATGTGATATTTGTAATCAACCGCCTTCTGAACAAAACACTCGCAGCCACTGGAGTAACAAATTATGTGTTGACCACGACCACGATACAGGAAAAGTTAGAGCCCTTTTATGCAATGACTGCAACCTCGCCGTCGGATATGCAAAAAATCCCTCTACAGCAGAAGCCATTGCAAAATACCTCAGATTTCATAACGGACAAAATTGAGAGCATTACTTATGCTGGAAAAGAAGAAGTCTTTGATGTACAAATAGATAGAACAGAAAACTTTATAGCCAACGGGATAGTAAGCCATAATACACGATGGTCGAAGCTAGACCTTACGGGTGAGATCGTCAATCAGATGCTCAAGAATGATGAGGTAGATGAGTGGGAGGTGGTAGAGTTCCCAGCGATCATAGAAGACAAGAATGGCGTAGAGAAACCGCTGTGGCCTGAGTTTTGGCCTATAGAAGAGTTACACGCTAAGCGAGCTGCACTAGATGTGCGGTATTGGAACGCGCAGTACTTACAGAACCCGACGTCTGAAGAAGGTGCGTTGATCAAACGAGAGTGGTGGTCAAGATGGACGAGAGATAATCCACCGTCGTGTGAGTTTATAATTATGTCCCTAGATGCCGCGCAGGAGAAGAATACCCGTGCCGACTATAATGCCCTGACAACATGGGGCGTGTTCTTCAATGAAGAAACGGACAACTACAATATAATATTGTTGAACGCCATCAAAGAACGATTGGAGTTCCCAGAGTTAAAAGACTTGTGCCTACGGGAGTATAAGGACTGGGAGCCAGATGCGTTTATTATTGAGAAGAAATCTAATGGTGCAGCGCTCTACCAAGAGTTCAGACGCATGGGCATACCACTGGGAGAGTTTACTCCGGGTAAAGGGCAGGATAAGATTGCTCGAGTTAACTCGGTCTCAGACTTGTTCAGAAGTGGGATCGTGTGGGCGCCCGAGAAACGATGGGCAGAAGAAGTTATAGAAGAATGTAATGACTTCCCATCAGGTACTAATGATGACTTAGTTGACTCGACTACTATGGCGTTGATGCGCTTTAGACAGGGGGGCTTTATACGCTTG